TACTGATATACTGGTATTTACGTTATCAAGATTCCACCAGCCTTCTACAGTATAGCTGTTAAGATCAGGCAATGCATTAGTACAGTACGCCCATTGAAGTGCGCTCCTAGTAAATTGAATGTAGCCACCATTGCCGGAATTGTATATTGGGGGGTCTGTTTTGACTGGACTTACGGTGCCACCATTATACAAATCAAAAACTTTTCCACCTACTGTATCAGTCCATACAGTACCACTACCAGGATAACTTGTAACATCCCCTGCATCAAGATTCAATACCAAACCCGAAGATACTACTGATGGTGGAGGTGGCGGAAAATACATTTGCATTCCGCCTAATAATTCTAATCCCGATAATCTCATCTTATACCTTTAAATTCTTGATATGAGTTTTATGTACGCGGCATTGCACTTGGCCGTTGTAATAATCTTCTGTTTCTAAAACTCGTCTATCCATTTGTTCTCTTGCTTCTAAATAATTGCACAAACCTTTGTTTGGGCATATATGCAGTATCTCTCGTATAAACTTATCCGCACCATGCGTTTCAACATCTTTCTTAACCTCATCAGATGAAGACCAATAATCTCTCCAATCTGACTCAACCTTTAATCTTTTCTTCTTACCCTTAACTACCTTTGTTCTGCGAAACCAAAACAACTTTTTACCTATATACTTGCGATTCGTGGCAGTATTGGTAATCAAGTACACATAACCATAAGCGTCGTCTGGAATAAGTTCTAAAGGGTTTCCGTTATATAGCCACATCTAAATACCAATATTAAATTAGTATTTATACGGTTTCCCAATAGTCGTTTCCGTCCGAAAAGTTATCACCATCATCCCTGGGTGGAACAAAGAAGTAATCGTCGGGATTTGTCATTATATCTTCGGCGTCTTCAGCTAATCCGCCGGTTCCCATGATGCCGGCTCGTTGCAGCATTTGGGTTTGTATAGATTTCTTATATCTATGCTCTTCAGATTCTTCGCGTGCCATGTATGCCGCTTGCTTTTCTGAAAAGACTTTCTTTTGTTCCGTATTCCATTGTCTGGAATTTGCGCAGGCGCGAGAACAGAACTTACCTGGTTTGGTATGTTCTGTGCTGCACTTAGGACAAGTCTTCGTCTTCGTACTCATCCTGTTGGTCTGCATCCATATGTGCTCCGCAGAATGGACAAAACTCTACTTTATAATAGTCTTCGTCAAGATCAAAATTTATCTTGAAGACGGCATCACATTCGACACATTCGTGATGTTGTTTTCTTGCCATGTCAATCCTCTCTTTTTAGTTTCTGCATCAAACACTCGTTGACGCAGGTCAGATGAACTAAAGAAATGATCTCGTTTATTGAAATACAATTCTATTCCTCTTTTCAAGCAAATGTCTTTGCCTGTATATTCTGTATCTTTATATTCTTCACCTAAGATTCTTACATCAATTGGCAATGCCATAAAGATGTCCTCGAGTTCTTTCTCCGTTGAATATACTATAATCTCATCAACATGCTTGCATGATGATACCTGAATTTGTCTCTCAATGATTGACTGTACAGGTCTGTTTTTAGATTTTCTATCTATTGTGGGATCGATTTGAATCGCAGCAATTAGATAATCGCATTGACGCTTTGCCTCTTCCAACATAATCACATGACCTGCATGGAACAGATCAAATGTGGAACACGTAATTCCAATTTTTTTGTTTACACTCATATTTTCTCCACTTCAATGTTACACTTATTTAAAAATTCTATACCTTCATTGCTTCTATAGCTATTTCTATAGAATACTTTTTTAATCCCTGCTATATGTATAAGCTTTGCACAATCAAAACAAGGTGCATGGGTAATATACATTGTAGCACCTGCACCTGATTCATTGGATTGTGCCAACTTTCCAATCGCATTCATTTCTGCATGAATAACTTCTGGCTTTGTCTCATATCTATATGATCCCATTTTATGCCATGGGCCACCTGGATCTATTATATACTGCGATTCTTGATATATTTCATTCTCACAATTATTATCCCATCCAGCAGGTGTGCCGTTGTATCCAATAGATATAATTCTATTATCTTTCTCAACAACCGCGCCGACCTTTAATCGTTTGGCGGAAGACAAAGCAGCATAACCTTCAGCCGCCACCATATGTGCATAATCAAATTTACTCATTTCCAACTCACCATTTTAAATCTTTCCTTAGGTACACCAAAGTATTTACATTTCCAATCACTTTGAGCAAAAAAGTCTAAATGATACCATTCATCTTTATGCTTAATTATTTCTTTAGCAGCATCATCCCAATCTATAGTTGCAAACTCTGCTTGTACTAACAATTTACAGGCTTGCACTTCTTCACAATCAAACCCATCATATTCCCAATGTAATACTTCAAAGCAATTGCCGTGCCTATCAACATAATCCATAGAGAAATCTAATCCCCATTTTGGACGTAATGATATAACTTTATGCACTAAAGGTAATTGTTTTGCCCAATATGTTAGTTCAGCTAATGCTTCACCTTCATACCCTTTTCGTTCAAATAACAAACTATGGTTTAGAACTGCACCTTCTATCTTAGGATATTGTGTAAACCAATCTTCTTTTAATGCTGAACGATGTGGTCTATGTTTTTTATCTTTTTGCCTATTACTATAAGCATAATGTCTTTCCAATTCAGTTAGATCATAACCATTTTGGTCAAACAGTTCCACATCTTCCGGTGTGGGTGTGTATAATATTTTATCAATGGGTTTAGACCAATAACCATTTGTGTTAAAAGAATTATTGGTTAATTCAATTTTCATCCCATTTTCCTTCAGGGCATTTTGCTCCAGGTATCATAGTCTTTGCCCATATAGAGCATCCACATTTATCGCACACCTTAGCACCAATGATAGTAGTAAGATGTTCACACTTGTCGCAAATTTCTCTGCGTTTTAATGTGAAACTTATTTCATTATTACTATTCATTTTATTTTATAATAGGTCCGCCTGTTATCCACAGTTCACAACTTCTAGTACCCGCACATTTAAAATGTAGTAAATTGCAATATCCTAAATCTGCAGATTCTCTAGTTTTCTCTGCTTCATATGCCTCTTTACCCATGCCGCCTTCTATACATTTATACATTGCGTCAGTTATATTGAACGCAGCGCAATTAGCACATTGCATAGTCTTGGCCGTTTTTTCACTAATACCCCATTGCTTAGCAGAAACTTTCCAGTAGTCTCCTGGTTCATCTGGATTAGCTGGTCCATAATGATGTTTATCTATAGCTATTTGTCTATTCTTAACATTGATGTTTAAATTTTGAGTAGCTATAGGGCATCCGTTTTTAGGTGCCTCCGATAATAGTTCTTTAAAAGTTTTCATTTTTGTTTTGCCCAAACATCTTCCCAGTTACCTGTATGTGCTGCCTTAGCATAATCGGTTGCTCTATTCTCAAAGAAGTTAGTGTGAATAGGTGCATTAATCATTTCTTCAACCCAAGGTAGCGGATTCTTTTTGACCTTCATAATACCCTTAAGACCAAGACTAATAAGTCTACGATCAGTAATATAACGGATATACTGTTTGACATCGGCGGATGTTAAATTTTCCATAGGACCCATGGCAAATGCCAAATCAATAAAGCTTTCTTCGAGCATTACCATTTGTTCGGCAATTGTATACAGTTGTCCTTTGAGGTCATCGTTCCATATTTCCGGATTCTCTTGTATATATGTTCTGAATAATTTAATCATAGACTCACAATGCTGAGTCTCATCTACAATAGACCAAGTAACAATTTGTCCCATGCCCTTCATTTTGCCATGACGAGGGAAATTCAACAACATAATAAAGGAACTAAACAGTTGCATACCTTCTGTAAATGCTGAGAAGATAGCAATATGCTTTGCTGTATTTTCCTTTGTGGAATTCTGCAATGAAATGTTAGTAACATAATCATGCTTGGCTTTCATTTCTTCATAAGCCAAGAACTCATTATACATTGTCTCGGGCAATCCCAACGTCTCAATCAAATGTGAGTATGCTGCAATATGCAGAGCTTCACGCGCCGCAAAGCCCAATAACATCATTCGCACTTCAGGCTGTGGAAAGTATGGTAAGTAGTTATTAACATAGCCACCTGCAACATCAATATCACCTTGAGTAAAAAATCTAAAGATGTGTGTGAGAAATTGTTTTTCTTCAGCAGTTAGTTTCTTTTTCCAATCCTTAACATCTTCTACCATTGGTACTTCAGTATGAAGCCAATGTGATTGCTCATGCTTCAACCATGCATCATATGCCCATGGATAATTAAATGGCTTAAATGAATCTCGGGTATCTGTAAGATTCGATTTTGTTTTTTTAATCATTGAGGAACTCTTCTACTAAATTTTTTGCTCTAACGCCTACTAGTCTACCAGCAACATTGCCATTTTCATCTATCTTAACAAGTGTAGGTACACTTCTAATTCCAAATTCAATTGCAACTTCTTGATGCACATCAATGTCCACCACTTCAATAGGAATATTCATAGTAGTATTAACTTCTTCAAGTATACTGGCCATTGCTTTACATGGTTGGCACCATGATGCTGTAAATCTTATTACTTTTTTCATTTTTATCCTTCACACGCTAAACAAATGTCTTCGGTTGCTAATGCTTTCAAGTCAATCTCTTCCATGACTTGCCGCTCTATTTTCTTTGATATCTTATCTGCTTTACCAATCTTTTCACTACGGCAATAGTACAATGTCTTTAGGCCTTGTTTCCATGCTTGAAAGTGAACCGCATGAATATATTTAATATTGCTATCTGGTCTAAAGAATAGATTAACAGATTGTGCTTGATCTATATATTGCTGTCTGTCTGCAGAATGTTGTACTACCCAACGCTGGTCAATTTCCATAGATGTTTTAAATACATCTTTGGTCCAATCATCCATCCAGGTAAGGTGTTGCACCGAACCATCATTGGCGATAATGCTTGACCAAATTTCATTGTAATCATCTTGATTAACTATATCACCTTCGCCTGAAAGATGTTTTTCGATAACTCTATTCAACCATTTGTTTTTGTTGAGCATTGATCCCGATAAAGTATCTTGTCTATATGCGTTCGCACGAAGCGGCTCAATAGAAGGGGAAGTATTACCCATAATAATAGAAGAAGAAGCGTTTGGAGCAATAGCAAGCATATGAGAGAAACGGCGTCCAGTACCTGTCGCATCAGGTGCTTCACCTCGTTCTTTACCCAGCTGAATGTTAGCATTATCTAGTTCCTTACGAATGTGTCCAAATATCTTATGGTTCAATCCTGTTGCCGATGCTGATTCCCACGGGAGGTTGTTCTTTTGTAAAAGAGCATGCCAACCGAGAGCACCAATACCAATAGACCGTTCGCGGCTAGCGCTAAATCGTGCGCGCGATATGCTGTCAGGAGCATTATCAATGAAATACTGCAAGACGTTATCGAGCATCTCCGCAACGTCCCGAAGAAAAAGTCTGTCATCTTTCCAATCATCATAATACTCCAAGTTCAAAGAGGACAAGCAACATACCGCAGTACGATCTTTATCCGTTGGTAAAATAATTTCACTGCACAAATTAGATTGTTTAATACTCAGTCCCAACTTCTTTTGGAACTCCGGCATAGCTCTATTGCTACTGTCAATAAAATGTAAATAAGGCTCGCCCGTTTGCATGCGCATATCTAAAATACGTTGCCACAATTCTCTTGCTGATATTTTATCTTTGACTTCGCCGTTATGTGGATCTTTCAATTCCCAAGTATCATCCATCTCAGGATCAATCATGGCACGCTCGATTAGGTGCATAAAGTCATCGGTGATATTGATACCGTGATGCAAATTCAAACAACGCATATTGGGATCGCCCGTTGGCTTTCTCATCTCTAAAAAGATAAGAATATCGGGATGAGATATATCAAGATAAGCAGCATAAGACCCCCGCCTTGTCCGCCCCTGTCTGTATGCCAAACTACTAGCGTCATAAGTACGAAGATGAGGCATAACCCCAACGCTTTTATCATCTGAAGATCGAATTCCAATTCCAATTCCAACTCCTCCGCCCATCATGGACAACCAGTTTACTTCGGCCAAACAATCGACCAACCCTTCTGCACTATCATGTAGATAAGGTAGAAAACATGATATAGGAAGGCCACGCTTACTACGCCCAAAGCTGAGAATAGGAGTAGAATATGACAACCAATGTCTACTGCTATATTCATACAACCTTTGCGAATGTTTTGCATTAGTCCCGAACGTCTTGGAAACATAGGCAAACCTTTCCTGAGGAGACACTTCATCCTCTTTCATGTAGCTTTCTTTTAATCTCTTAATACCTAACTCGTCGAATAGACTATCTCTAGTATAATCGACTTTAATCTCATGCACAATTTCTTGCGTCATCTTTACTCCAAATTTTTATATTTTTAAACTACTGATAGTGCAACATTGCAGATTTGAACGACATATCTAATTGATTGTTCGTCTCCCGCACATTCTTGCGCAACACGTACATCTCTAATTTCTTGTATTAAATAATTTTTCTCTTCTTCAGTTATATTACCTGCTTGACATTGTGCTATAATTGATTGTATTTCTTCTTCTAACGGATGCATTATCTTTTCTCCCAGGCTGTTTTTGTTGCGTTTACTCTTTGTGATGCTGTCTTTTTACCTAACTCACAAAAGGTTTTACTTGCACCGCTATTCATCTTTATTGCGTGACTATGTAATCCCTTGATATTATCTTGTTGCGGATCATTTCGCCATTCTGTATATTTTGCTAATTTTTCTGTGTATGTTATTACATTTGACCAATTGCTTTTTTCGCAATCAACTTTACTTATTTCAATATCGGTACTTACCAAATATCCAAACATAATTGGATCATGTGGTCTGGGCCAATACTTCTGCAAATCCCCTATTGTACTACATCCCGATAAGAAAGTAATACTTAATAAAACTAATAATTTTTTCATTTTATTCCTTCGTATATTATTTTTTGTACGCTATACCATTCTATCCAAGCGTCCATTTTAACTGCACATTCATAGTATGAACTATAATTTACTGTAATTGTTTTTGCCACATCACTTAGTTTTGCGTCTGCATTAAGTTCTTGTAGATTAGGACATTTTGTCAGTAATAATTTGGGAACTTCTGGAAATTTTGCAACAACAGGAACCGTTGTTGAACACCCCGTTAATGATATAAGCAATAAAAGGCCGGTGTAGAATTTCATCTACGCTCCTTAGCTGCTTCATTATGCGATATAAAAAATTCCTTAGGGAGTTCACAAATACCACCAGGGGCAAATTTAGTATCATATTTGACAATTTCTCTATCTATGTACTTTATAACTTCTGCACCTTTTTCACGAACTATCTGTTGCTTATATACTATTTTTTCTTGTATCTTAATGTTTTCTTTTTTGCTTTCAGCTTCAGCTGCGGCAACTTTTGCTTCCATCTCTTTTACTCGTTCCATCATTGCCGCTTGAATCCCCAAGCCGCCTTCAAAGTATACACCAAGTACAAAAAGCACAAAGCCTACAATTCGAATAGGAATGTAGTATGTACTTATGAATGGGACTACCTTAAGTACCATGCTAACAAATATAAACAGCAATCCTGCTGCCAATATAGCATGAAAGACAATACTAGGTAATAGAGATATGTACCACATTTTTATTTGGGAAGTTTGTAAAAATCACTTGGTTTCATTTATCAAATCCTTAGTCATTGGGAATATTTCCGCAATCACTTCAGCACAAGCCAGAGCAATCTCAGCATGTTCTTTCTGAGTTCCATTGCCGGCTCTTAGCATTATATAGTGGATGTAACTTCTTAAGGTTCCATTCATATAGAGTCTACTTACTGTCAATCCCTCAGGCAGCACTGCTCTTGCTTGTTCTTTGGCAATGCCTTTAGAAACAGCCCAAGTATACACGTCTCGAGTCTTATTAATTAGATCTCGTTGTAGATTCTGCCACTGATAAGCAATTTGTCGTTGTTCATCATTTTGCAAATCTATATCAACAGAATTTTGACGATTCTTTGTATCTTGTAAGCGTGCGTCACGAATAACAAAATCTAAATCCTGTGTAGGATCCGCATATCGTTGACTAAACTCTTGAAATGAAAAACTTCTATGACGAAGAATCTGTCTTGCAATATCTCTTGTTGTTTCAATCTCAACACAAACAGAAACCATTTCAAGCGGTGACCAGTGCTGATGCTTAATCAAATACTTAATCAACTTCTCAGATGTTTCTGTGTTATATTGATTTGCGGGATTTGAAACTCTCGCACAAAACGCTACTAGGTCCTGTACATCATACAATCCGTCGGACACTAGCTCACGTGCCGGTCGGCTGTAACTAATCATTTTCACCTTCATATTAACACCTTTTCCATGCAGTAAATTTCATCTTTGCTTCTAGACCATTATATATGTTCTTAGAAATAATCTTTGCTGGGTCTTTATCCGCTAGCACCATATCATTAATATCTTTTTCTTGTAGAGTTTGTGGCCAGATAACAACATTATAATTGCTATTTACCGCTTTGTCTATAATTTTTGAAACTTCTTTGTTTCTAGGTTGATTGTCAAATATAACAACCAACTTATCTTTTGGTATGCCCAACGTATCTAGTTTACCAAATGATGTGCCTGCAACCGCAATACAATTATCAATAAACAAACTATCAATAGGGCCTTCAACCACATATATCTTTTTATTACGATTAACTTTATCTAGACCAAATATAAATGGTTTGTCTTCCGATATCTTAATAGTAACATAGCGTAATGATTCGCCTCGCAATGCCCTACAAGTAACACCGGTTAATACGCCTTCAGCATCATAAAAAGGAATAACAAGTCTTGGTTCATCGGTCTTTAATGTACCTTTATACTTGTCAGATAATTGCTCGATCTTTCTAATGTCATCGATATAATATAATCCATCAAACTTTTCTCTTGGGATTTTTCTATCAAGGCAAAATTTAACTGCCTCATTATCATCGGGCAATTTATCTAAACGATTAAGTATCTCATCAAGAATGTTTTTCTTTTCAAATACAGGGGCTGCCATTTTAAATGCAGGCTCAGCCTTTTGATGAGGCTTATTCATTGGCATGCCTTCGCTATAACGCTCTAAGACATATTGACTGTACTGCAATGAATCTAATTGTTTTAAGAATGTACCAAAATGCATTGAAACATTACAGTTGTGACACTTGTAAAACAATTCATTTTTTACTGCATAGAAGTAGCCGCGGGTTTTATTCTTTTT